CCTTCCGCTCCAGAGCGGTCTGCGCGCAGCTTGTGGCAAGCAGGCATAGGCAGCAAACCAGAGCAGCCCGCGCATTCACGACTGCCCCCGCTCGTGAAGCATGTACTCCGGCATAGGTCCGCATTCGCTCCCGTCCGGAGCCAATAGGACCCATTCCTGGCCGCGTGGGCCGGTTGAGCATCGAACCGCTGTGTGGACGAAATGATGCACGCTATCAGCCTCCCCGGGGGGCCTGACAGTCACCCGCATTCCTGCGGCAATTCGGCTCACAGCCCCTCTGACTTTCCGAGCGTAAGCCCCAGCGCCGTGAGCACCTCGCCGACTTGGCGCACGGCCATGGCGTACTGCGGGAGGAACAGCGACGCGACGAGCGACGCAATGCCGAGCACGAGTGAGCCGGTGCGGGCTACGTTTTTGGGGACTGGACCGGTGGGGATTCTGATCATGTTGTTTCTTTCTCTTCTCAGAAGTCAGGGAGCGCAATATTCGTACTGCGGGTGGGGTTCGCGGCGTGCACGGCCATGGTCGAGGTGATTACCTGAGCCTTAGAGCCGAAAATCAAGTACTTGTTCAGTCGACGCACGCCCGGGGTGATGTTCGCCGACTCTTCGCGGGCGCGAATGAAAAAATTATTGAGTCCAGCTGTGAAGATTTGCTGCGCGTAGCCGGTGCTACCCCACTCGCCGAATGGCTCATAGACGCACATGGCCTTGGTTCCGTCGGCCGAGCTCGCCAGCATCACCTTACCATCGGCGGCAAGCGACTTGGCCGGGAAACCCGCGTAGGCAGTGACAGCCCCCGTTGCCGGATCGAGCAGCTCGATCACATCGAGCACCGCTTGCGTCGCGTACACCGAGCAGCCAACAAGGTCGAGCTGCTGCATCCCCGTGTAGAGCGGGACATTTGCCACGTACGTGTCTGAAAGAAACTGGATTATGTGATCGTCGCCGTTCCAGCCCCAGACCGTGTCCTGCACCACCGGCATGTCAGACGCGACAAGGCGGTCATTCAGCCCCGGAAAAGTTGCTGTGACCTGATACGGCCTATCCCAGTAAGCGCCAAGCGTTTTGCGTACCAGGCGCCTCCCGTCCGCCGATAGAGCGCGGTAGGTGTTGTTCGACGTGCCTGTCACGACTGTTGAGCCGTCGCCCGCGTTCCCGCCCTCGGTGGGCGAGCACGCGTTGCTTGAGACGAGGTAACCCGTCGGCAATATATTGTGAGCCCACTGGATGCCTTGCCCGTGGCTGAGCGGGGTATCAACCCAATTGACTCCGTTGACCGTGAATCGGTAGAAGCCGCAGCCTTTATAGCCGTCCGCCACCATTGAGCATGCGACGCCGTCCACCGTGGCCGACAGCGTGACGAACTGGCTCAATTGCGGCGCGGGGTCCGTTGAGATCGTGCCGACTTTTACACTGAGCCCAGAGCGCAGGCTGTTCGCCATCGTCATAGCGCTGCCCTCACTGCTGCCGCATCCGTGGCGCCGAGCTTCGCGTTGTAACCAGCCACCGTAGCAACGCGCCCGATGGCAAATGCTGTTGCCGCGTTGCCACCGAGCTTTACGCCGCCCAACGTGGCGCGGTTCGACGTGACGGTTCCGCTCCAGGTCCCGGTCGCGATTTCGAATCCGTCGACGCGCGCGATCATGGTCGTGCCGTCGTATTCGATCTCGAAGATGTGTGGAGAAAGGTCCGGCTTCACCGCAGCAAAGCCGTCGGTGCCGTCGGAGTCGTAGCGCTGCGTCGTCGGGGTGCTGTTGATATCGGTCCATGGGTCGAAGTTCGAGGCCTTACGCTGGACGCCCCAAGCGCTCGGCGGCGTCGCGGTAGAGCCTGTTACCACCCAGTCGAGGATATGAGCCGAGGTGCTTGTCTGGCTCATGAAGCCGAACAAAGCGAACACGGACGCCGTGCTCGGTAGCGTCGTCATCTCGTAGAGAATGAACAGGTGAAACGGCGTCGCGTTGCCGGCGACAAGGTTAGCGATGGTCCCTTGGTTGCCCAGCAGTGCCGGCGCCAGGAGCACCGATGCGCGATCAATCCCGCCCTGAAAGCTGTGTGCCTCGTAGACTGGGCCAGCGGATGCCGTGACGGTGGAGTTGTCCCAGCGGTGGCCTGCTGCGCCAGATGTTCCGTACTTCGGCTCCCACTCTTTGACGACAGCTTGAAACGTGTTGTCGGCGTTGAACGTGCCTGAAAGGTTCGCGGTGATGCCCGACGTCCCAAGATCCAACGTGGCCCCCGCCGCAACGTTTTCCGCATAGCGATTGGCGCCGTTTTCGTCGAACGCATACCAAATCCGCAATGCGCCGCCTGGCGCGCCTGCCACCTCCACGCCAATCTTGATCGGGAGCGCCTGATTAAGTGCCCCCGAGAGCGTGATGGTTGGCGATCCGGTTGCCGTCCCGACGCGGAACGTTGCCGTGTCGAGCGTGATTCCCGACTCGGCCTCGTGCCAAAACACCAGGTTTGCGGCCCCTGGTAGCAGCGTGAGGTCACTTGTCGGCGGCACGCTACTGGCCGCAGCGATGCCAGGCGGCAGAGGGCGCCCCTGATGCACAGACATTCTGCTAAGTGCGCCGATCCGCCTCATCAGGTGAGAACCCCCGCCCCATAACGCGCGCTGGCATACGCATCCAGATCGGTCTGCTCGGCCCCTGTTAGCAGGTCATTTGTGATGACGATTTCCGCGTATCTGCCCGCGCACCAAAGTGACGGGACAGAGCTAGCGAACACGCGAAACCCGGTACCGGCGTTGTTTCCCGTGTTGGTTCCGGTGACGCTAACCGAGCCTATTTTTAGGTAATCCGATGTGCTGCCAGTTGAGCCAGCCTCCAGCCGCTTGGCCGCACCGACAGCCATCCCGCCATTAGCTGGCCCGAGCACGCCGTTGAACAATTTGAATTGCGGTGATACGCCGTCCTGACGGACCTGGAAACGCCCGGCCGTGGCATCGGCAAAGAGCATTTCCGTGATGGTCCATGAATCCTGGTAGACGATCGCCCAGGTCACCGTTGGATTCGTGGTCAAGGGTGCGCCGCGCGCCAACGTAGATACCAGTAGGTCGTCGACGCCATCTCCCTGAATGCTCGGCTGCCCATTGAACGCAGCGTCGGACGCGTTGTAGGCCGGCTGAGCTCCGGCTGTCCCCTGCGTCAGGTTGACGCCGCCGACCTGGTCCGTGTGGGAGCTCACGCCAGTACCTAGCGTCACACCCAGGTCCGAGCGCCACCAGGCGACGGCTTTCGCTCCAAGGATTGTGACCGGTGTAGCAGACGGGCCAGCAGAAGCGGCCGCCACGCCAGGCGGCAGCAGGCCGCCAGCGTGTGTCCAGCGCCGGCTCTGAATGCCCGCACGCCGCATCAGAACCCCGGCGGCTTGAGCTGGCCGACGCCTTGCGTGCTGTCGACGCTGCTGCGGTAGATGTGAAGCATGGCCGTCGCAACGCCCGAGAGCGGCAGCTTGGCGTGTAGCACCGCGCCCGTGCCGTAGTTGACCTGGGTGGCGTAGCCTGTCCCGAGCTCACGGCCACCGAGTAGCCTAAACGGCAGCTGTTGGCCGTCTGGAATGGGCCAGCACACCCCGACACCCTTACCTTGTTCCTGCTCGTTGATGGTGCCGATGCTGTTCGCTGCGGCGCTCACGTAGATTTTCCCGCCGTCAGCCTGCATGGTGAAGAAATTCCCAGCACCGACATTGCCGAAATAGTCCGACAGCACGATCGCTTGGCTCGTCTGCGTGACGATAATTGCCGCCTGTGCAGCGATGCCCGTCGTGTTCCGGTAAGGCGGGATGAGGTTGTAGGCTTGGAGCTCGATGGACGATGACATGGCGTTACCCTTGCTGCCCGGATAGGCGTTGAGTGAAGGTCGGTTCGCTGCCGGGTAGCTGGAGTTTGCCGCCTGGGCTTGGCGGCGGGTTGTTCGGCGGCGGTTGAGAAATCTGGTCGATGCGCGTTGCGAAGCCGCGATCCAACGACGACTGCAGCGCGCCGTCAAAACCGAAAAGGTTATCAAGCTGCGTGAGCATGCCGTCAGGGATGCGCTCGCGGTCCTTGTCGCCCAGCTGCGCGCTGATGACGTCGAGCAGCCCGACCTGCGCCGCCTGCTGTAGCCCCGGGTACTGCTTCCAGGCGTATTTGACCTTTTCGTAGTCGACGCTGCCGCGCGCGAAATCTTCGAACACGCTCATTGGCTCCAGCGTGGCTTCGTACATGGCCTGCGCTTTCCGCAAGTCCTGCACAGAGAGCGTCTCCCATTCCTTGCCGCGGATGTTCGGCTTGGGCTTTGGAATGTCGGCCATCAACTGCGAGAGCTTGGCCTGCATGTCCGTCGTTGCCTGCGCGTGTACGTCGGGGGGCAGCGAGGAAACAGCGCGCTGCTGCGCCTCCATCACCTCGGGCGTTGCGGCCGAAACCATCTGCGCGAGCTTCGCCACCTTGTCGCGGTAGGTGTACTGCTGCCAAGCGATGGCGCCCTTGGTCGCGTCACCAGCAACGCTGCGCCCGACTCGCTTTGCTGCAGCCGATACGCCTTTGCCGAACGCAGCCTCAGCCACGCGCCCGAGCATCGGCGACAGCGCGCGCGCGACGAGCATCCCGGGAACGCCGCCGACCATGCCGCCCACGCCCCTCGCCAGGATGTCCGAGGCGTAGCTCTCACCAATGTTGCGCCCGGCCCCGCTCAGCACGTCGAGCACCCGGCGGGCCGGCGCTCCGTCAAAGGTCACGGCCGCGTGTGCCTTCTCGGACCGCTCGAGCACCTCGCGCATGGTCGCGCTGACGGACTTGTCCGCGCCTTGTCCGCCCAGCTGCTTCCGGGCAGCGTAAGCGGCATCTAATAGAGCGTTCTGCTCAGCCACGGCGTTTGGCACGGCCCGGCTCGAGTCGGCGTGCTTGAGCGCCTCCCGGAGCGTCTTGGCATCCATGCCGGTAAGCGGCGAGTCCTGCGCCGTCATTGCGCGGTAGGCTTTCCCGGCCGATCCCCAAGCGTCGCTGCCGAGCTCGTCCGCGATGGCCTGAGCCTGGCGCCGAGCGTAGGAGGCGGTGACCGCGTCGTCGGCGCTGTCGGCGAGCTCCGTGAATTGCTGGACCAGCCGGTGCCCGAGCGCCATGGACTGCGCGGCCCCGGTCTGCTGTAGCTCGGCAGAGACTGGGAGCAGCGCCGCGCGCACTTCGCCTGGCGCCTGTTCAATCGCCTGGGTAACGCGCCCCTGCAGCCCGCCGATCGCAGCGGTACCGTCAGCATCGAACAGCAGCCGGCGCGGCACTTTGAGTTCGAAGTCGATGCTCGGCCGAGCGGCAACAAGCCGCTGCGCGTCGACCGCCAAATCCTCCGAGACGCGGTCCAGGATGGGTGTGCGGTGCAGCAGCTTTTGCACCGGATTCGGCGTTTTCGTCGCCCACGAGCCAGCATCGAAATCGCCCGCCGCTTGACTCAGCTTTTCGCCGGCCGCTCGCGATGCGCGGTCGTACGCCTGCCGAATCAGCGTTGGGTTTTCGCCGGCCGCCGCGATTTCCTTGAGCACGGCCGCGCGCTCTTTGAGCACGGTCTTGGCGGCCGCGTAAATCTCGCTGCCGCCAGCTTCGCGCACGGCGTCCGCCACGTCATCGGCGGCGGTTTTCACGTCGCCGAACACGCGGCTAAGGGTGGTGTTTTCGGCGGCTGACGCGAGCTTGCCCGGCAGCCGTGAGGCGCCGTAAACCGTGCCGGCTGCAGCGGCGCCAAACGCGGCGCCGACGGCACCAGAAACCAGCACGTCCCGGAGCGATTCGTTCTTCGAGTAGGCCTCCTGCATGCCGCCGGCGGCGCCCTCGTACGCGCCCATGCCGAGCATGCCCGGGACGGTCGCACCAACGCCGCCGGACGCGCCAGAGAGCCCGCCAGACGCCAAAGCGAGCGCCACGCCGCCGCCGATGCGCGACACGGTCGTCAGCATCGGCCATGCGCGCTCCTGCTCCTCGATGGCGTGAGCGGCGCGGTCGGCGTAGTCGATGCCCTGCTTGTTGCCGCCGGTGGCTTTACCAAACAGGAACGACGCCGCCTCCATCGCGGCCGTGCCGGAGCTGGACTGCCCCAGGTCGCGGCCGAAATCCTCCAACCCATTCCAGCCGCTGACGCTGCCGGCCGCCTCGAGCCCGCCGCCGAGTACCGCGCCAGAGCCGAGCAGAGCATCCAGGAAACCACGCCCGGCCTGGGTCGCCGCGGTCTCCAGCGCTCCCACGTCACCAACTGGCCGAGCCGCATCGAACTGGGCGACGGTCGCCCCCTGCAGGCCCGCAGGGAGCCCCACGGGGCCGCCGGGCGCCTGCACAGCCTGAGGCGCAGCAAAGCCAGGCAGCCCCTGCAATGGGGCAGGCGCGCCGCCGCCAAAGCCGGGCAGCCCTTGAAGAGGCGCGTAGGGTTGCGTCACTTGGTGACCACCGTCCCTCCAGCTTCGCCCGTGGCCTCTGCCGCCTGGAGCTTGGTCTCTGCCCGTGAGCGCAGCATCGCCACCGCGCGATTGACCTCACCCATCGTCGCGCCTGGTGCCATGCCGGCAATGAACGCGTCGCGCTCCGGCCCGGACAGTGCGCCCTGACCGCCGAGCACGGAGGAAACGGCGCCGAGCGTCTGCTGTGCGCTCGCGAAATCCTGTGCCGCTCGGCGTTCGTAGTCGTTTAGGGTGGCGCGGTCGCCAGTGCCGGCGCCGCCAAGCGAATCCAGCACGCCTGCCACCTTGCGCCCGACGATGTTCCGGTTTTCGCGAGTCGGCGGGACGTAGTCGTCCGGGTAATCACCAAGCAGGCTTTCGAGGTTCTTGGCGTCGGCTAGCGCGCTCATCGCTTGGCGCTTCTCTGGGCTCGCCGTCGGGCCCTTCGCTGTATCGCGCTGCATCTTCGCGATCTCGGCCTCGCCCTTCTGCAGCGATTGCAGCTCCTTGGCCGCGCCGAGCTGGTCTTTGACGTCCACCCAGCCGCCGCGCGAGCCAGCACGCTCGTGCTCGAAGCCGCTTGCGGTGGAGCGCGTCACCTTGTCGATGCTGGCGAGCCGGCTCTGCTCGTTCGCCTCCAGCAGCGATTTCTGCAGCGCCAAATCGAGGTTCTCGTAGTGGCTTTGCAGCGACGGGACAGCGTTTTTTGCCTTCAACGCCGCGATTTCCATCTGGCTATTTTGGAGCTGGATGCCCTTCGCGACCGCGCGCGACTGCTCAATGGACATGCCGGTTCGCCTCAAGTCGGCGAGCAGGTTGTTGGCCTTCTCGCCCTTGAGCCTGATTGCCGCCTCTTGCGCGGAAATGTCGCGGTCGATCGACTGGTCGATGATTTGCTGAGCGAAGTTTGGCGTTTTTGCGATGGTCGCGGCGTACGCGCCGGCCGCCACGGCGAGAGAGGCAACAAAGCGACGGCCAGGGTCCGCGTAGATTTTGCCCGGCTCGACCTTGCTCGACGTGTACTCCTGGAACGCCTTGTTTTTTAGCTCTTCCTCGCGCTGAAACTTGGCCTGCAAGTCCATTTGGCGCGCGGCTTCCTCAGCTTGCAGGCGCTGCCCTTGCTCGAACTGCTGTTGTGCCAGGTCAGACTCGGCCTGGGCTGCCGCCATCTCGCGGTCGCCCTGCTTTTGGAGTGCCAGGCGCTGGTCAATGTTCTGCTCGGTGCGCGCGTCCAGGTAGTTCTGATCCTGCGGCGTGCCCTCCTGGACCTGCTCGGTCTGCCCCTTGCGCACCGCAACGGCGTTTTCGTCGGCCTTCTGCAGTTGCGCCTTGGTCACGCCTGCCGTAGCCGGCAAAGCCTTCTGCAACTTCCCTTCTGGCGACACGCGCATCCCATAGCCGAGCTGCCCACCAGAACGCGCCGGACCAGGCATCGCTGCAGCCTGGGCGCTCGCCGGGATAGCTCCGCCCGTCAGTTGCGCGGCAGCCCCAGCAGCATCAAAGGGAGCGGCACCCGGGGGCGGCGGTTGGTCGTAGCCGCCAAGCTGGTCAAACCCACCGACCATGCCGTTGCCAGCCGTCGCGGTCGCAGCGCGCGCCGCGTCCAGCCGGGCCTTGAGCTGGTCAGCTTCGGGCCCGCCGAACGTCAGCGCCTTGCCGTCGCCGGTCTTGAACGAATACGCTCCCGGCAGGTCCGGCAGCGGCTCGTAATCGGTGAATTGCCCGTAAGCCATTACCTGCCGCCGCCGCTTCCGAAGTATGACGCGGCGCCACTGCTTGCCGCGCTGAGGATTGCCGCGTCCTGTGCGTCTTTTCGCTGCTTTTCCTGCAGGTCAAAGCCGTTTTTGGCCGCCCAAATGCGGATCATGTCGTCTTGCGCGCCCATGCTGCCCTGCAGCTGCTGGTCGCGGATCTGGTTGGCGACCTGCTGCGATTGCAGGTTGGTCTGGATGCCGCCGAGCGTGGTCCCCCAATTCTGGTTTTGCTGAGCGCGAGCCGCCAAGTAGGCGTCCTGGCCCTGCCCGAGCGCGCCCATCCCAAGCGTCTGCATCCCGCCGTACATGGCGTCGTTCTGTGCCTGCCCTTGCAGGATTTGGCTATTGGCCATACCGAGGTTAGAAGCTTGCCTCTGTCGCCATGCCGCGTTCTCTTGCGCGCGCAGTCCTGCAGCTTGGTTCGCCTGGTTGGCAGCGATGCCGGCCATGTTGCCCTGAGCGAGCCCAAGCGCTGCCGCGTTGCCACCCATCCCGCGACCAGAGCGAGCCAGCGCGAGCTGCTGAGCCATGCCCATGTTGGTCCCGTTTTGCAGTTGGGCCTGCGCGGCGCTGGGCCCCTCCGTGCTCTCCAGCCCGGCGAGCTGGCTGGCGTACGGCTGTGCCGTCTGGCGCGCGTCGAACCGCTGAGCATCGGCATTGCGCTGGGCGAGCAGTGAGCGGCCGTAGCCGAGCATATTCGACCCCTCCTTGGCCGTGTCGTTGCCGGCCAGGAATGCCTGCGCCCCGATGCCGCCTGCCTGTTGCCCGGTAGCTGTCGCTAGGTTCGCGGCCTGGTCCGCCGCGCCAGGCGCCCCGCCGTACTGATACGCGTTAGGGTCGAGCGTGGGCGCAGGGCCGGCGGAACCCCCGCCACCCAGTTCGCCCTCGGCCTGCCCCTTGACCCAGTTGGCGCCCTTTTCGATGCCGGCCGCCGCGAGATGCGTGGCGCCCCACGGCAGAAATGCGATGTCCTTCCAGCCAAAATTGCCGAAAATAGTCATTAGCTCTGCTCCGTTTCTGCCACGCGCCGCGCGCCGCCGCTATCTTCGACCTCGACCGTCCAGCCCATGAATTTCCAACCCGCAACAGTGGTGGAGAGGCGCAGAATGGCCGCCGTCCCCACATCATACCGCGGAACGCGCCGCCGGTAATCAGGCGCGGTCATGCCAGACATTTGGAACGCTGCCCCGTCGTCCGTGTTCGCGTCGACAGAAAGGCGCAGCGTGCACGTGCCGGTGCGGTAAGCGGATGCCGAGTCGAACATTCCGATGCAGCTATGAAAATGGCCCCAGCCGGCGATGCCGAACGGGTGAATGGCGGACCAGGTCAGGCTTGACGCGATTTCTTGCGTTGCCGCCGCGCTGGTCGCATCGGTCCGCACTGCCGGATTGTCTGGCTCACGAACGAAGCCGTAGCCGCTGGCCGGGCTGTTGAACGCGATGACGGCGCCCTCGTCGGTGTCGCAGATGGCGGACGGCACGACAGGGTAGGTGTCATAGCTCCAGGCCCCGGCGTCCAGGTCGTACACCAGCACCGCGCCCGTGCCGTTGTCCGACAGCGTAAACCGCGCCGTGTGCGTGTCCGCGCTCGTCACCACCGCAGCCGACGTGATGGTGCCGGTCGAGCTGAGGTCAGCAGCCAGGTTCATGATCGGCTCGCCGATGAATTGGGGCTCCCCAGCGCCACGCGGCATGAGTTCGATGCCGCGGTCGCTCTGGAAAAACACGCCGGCCGAAGTCTCCAAAATACTGAGATGGTTGATGCAGCCGACGGCGCTCGTGATGCACCGCGGAGTCTCCCAGGCCCCTTGTCCCTGGTCGTCTGGCCCTGCCCCCTGAATCGCATAAATGGAGGAAGCACCGAAAGCGAACACGATGCCGTCTTGAACCGCGATGCCCGTGCACGGCACCGGGAGCACGACGCGGAACGAGCCGAGGTCAGAGAACTGCGGCGGCTCGCCCGGCACCAGGATTTTGCTGCTCTGTAGCTGCTCGGTTTCCCAGAGCCCGCCGAGCCAGACCCGATCCTCCGTCGCGCGGATGAACCGACAGCTTGGCGGCGGGTCGTTCTGCGTTACACCGCCATCCGTGTAGAGGATTTCTCGTTCGGTCAGCACGGAATCAGCGAGCACGTCTGTGTAGGTAAATTCTCCTCCGGAACCAATAACAGGGGCGCCCTGCGGCGGGCTGGCGCGGTAAAATGTGGAGCCGTTCGCCGCTGTTCGGTAGAAATGCACAACGAACGCGCTGTCCCCGCTCTGTTCCGATGTTCCAGCACGGAGCACGCTCGTGTCACAGAATGCTGAAAGAACTACCGTGTCATCGGCCGCGCCAGTCGTGGCCGTAGCGATCACACTAGGAGCGGAGCGCCAGCGTCTGCCGGCGGAATCAATGCGCTCAGCCACCGCACGGTATTGGTAGCTCGCATTGTTGGTTAGCCCGCCGGTGCTGTTCGACACGCTAGTCACCGCCAACATCGGGGCTGCCGGGAACCCCACGTCGAGACCTTGTCTCTGGACGGCGAAAATTTGCCCGGCGGTGCTGTAATGCAGCGTGCCGATATCGGTTCGCGCCAACGTGACCCAGCCAGCGACGAGCGCCTCGTTCCCGAATGGGACGGCCTGACGCACGCCGCCGAGCGTGAACCGTAGCCACTCAGACAAACCGAGCCCAGAAAGGGCCGGCGGCGATCCGGCCTCCTCGTTGCGCACGAGCCGCACGGACCCAACGACCCACGAATCATCGTCCAACTGCACCGGAGGGCAGAGGTGTTGCAGCCAGTACCCCCTTTCGGCGTTGGCGCCGGCCAGTGACGTGGCTGTAGATAGCGCGATCACGGGCATCGCACCAAAGGCCGTGCTTGAACTGGACACGCTCAGCCGTAACGCCATGAAGTCGTACAGCAGCCAGCGGCCGGGGCCCGGTTCGCCTCCGTTCGGTCCGTCTGTCCCGCCACTCCTCACCCACAGGTAACCGTTCCCGAAGGGGGCAGACGCTGCGGTAACGCAATCGCACGTCACGATCTCAGTGGCAACCCCAGCAGAAGTCAGACTACCAACAACCGTGAAGATCGGGCCCGTGAAGGTGGCATCGGTAATCCGACTGATCGCCCACATCGCACGGCCGGCTGTTGGCAACGGGCCGAACAACGGGGGGCCCATGAAGCGATTTACCGCCTCTGTCTTGAGCAACACCGAGCCGCCACTCGTATTGGTCAGAGTCGTGTCGTACACCCTACCGTAGACGTTGTAGGTAACCGCCGCTCCGTCGCGGAAGCCGAAGTATAGATGCGTCGCGTCCGCATAGACGCTTAGCGGCACGGTGCCTGTTACAGCTACTGACGTAGAGAACAGCAAAGTATTGCGAGTGAACTGCGCGAGCATGACTGTGCCGGCCGCAGATTGATAAGCGAGCGCCCAGCCGATACCAGGCCATGTACACGCGGCCCAATACGACGTGGCGCTCGCCAGGGTAGCGATGGTGCCGCCGTCGCTCATCACGACACCCGTTGCTGACGGCGTCAGCTGGCGCAGGGACAGACCAGTAGTGGTGTTCTGTGTAATGAGCTGGACTTCGCCCTCGTCCGCCACCAGCCAGGCCGCCGATACACTGGTGAGCGCCAATGATGTAACCAGCACTCCCGCTTCTGTGAACGCCTCAACGATGCAGACGCCATCACCGGGGCCTACGCCACCCTGCCCGTTGCCGGAACTGTAGACGACGAACACGTAGCCACCGGCCGCAACCTGAGAGGGCGGCCAAGGCTGCGGCCCTGTCGCCACCGACTCCTCTCGTGCGATGGTGGCGAACGTGCCCAGTGGTTCCGCATTGGCGTAGCTGCCGCCGACGTGTAGCCGCTCGTTTGTCGCATCGTAGCGGTAGCCGTAGCCGCTCGAGCCGGCAAAGAACCCGTCAGGCGCCCGGGCAAGCAGGCCAACGCCATCGATGGCGAGAGCGCTCGCATAGGTCACCTCAGCATCGGTGGCGATGGGGAGCGCGGTCGTGCCGGGGCGCGCTTCGACCTCGCCTTGGATGGGGAATCGCACGTTGTTGGCGCTGACGAGCGTTCCTGGCGGCGCCAGGTGGCGCGACACGTCCTGCCGCATGCCGGCGATGACGGGGACATGGATGACGGGCCCTTGCGCCATTACGCCGTCCCCCACCAGTCCAGGCCGTCGTTCATCCAGACCTGCAGCCCAGCCACGGAACGCGTCACGCCGGTCGCCGTACCGTTGACGAGCGACGGCGTGCGCCCGTCCAGCCCAACGCTACCCGAGAGGATGGTCACCACGCCGGTCGGAACAGTCTTGGCCAGGTAGAGAGGCACGTTCACGTTGGCGCTGTTGATTGCTGGGAACGCGACGATGCCGCCGTAGGGCGGAACGAGGCGATTGAGGGTGCCGAAATAGAGCTGCCGCACTTGGCCGGTCGGCACCGAGAAGCGCGGGGAGGTCTCGATCTCTGTGCGGGCCGCAAAGCGCGCGAGCTCGCGCACGCCGTTGAGCACGCGCTGCATGTCGGGCGAGTCGCCCACGGCTGGGAAGAGCGGCTTGCGAAGGCCACTCATCAAAACCCCGTCACAAAAAAGGTGCCGCTGGCATCGCTCTCTATGTCGATGTGGACACCAGTTGTCGCGGCGCCGATAGTCCCGAGAGCACCCGAGGCAATGGTCAGATCAGCTCCCGTCGCCCCAGCTTGCCGAATGATGCGGTACCGCAGACCCATTAGGCCAGTGGGCAGAGTGACGTTACGTGGGGCGGTAAGGACGCTGGCCCAGCGTTGAGTTTGCGCCGAATTTACGCTCAGCGTGACGCCAGCGTCGCCATTGTTGGCGCTAATGCCAGGGTCCTGGAAGAACCGATGCCCGCCAGTGCCGGGCTGGTAGGCAGTGTTGCACTCCTGGAAGTCGTTGATCCCGATCCGGCAGTTGGTTGCCGCGTTGTCGATGAGCAACCCGCGCAAATTCGTCGGGGTCGTGCCACCGCCGCGGTTGCTCTCCACCGTGATTCCCGTACACAGTCCAGTGCCGGTGGAGTTGATGTAGATCAGGATTGCAGAGCTACTGCTGTCGACGTGGCGCAACGTGCAGCCACTCACCAGCACGTTTTTGCTGTCACGGATTCGAATGAGGTTTGCCGCTACCTGTGTCGGCTCCGAAACATCAACGTCGACTTTGCCCGTCTCGACGTTTTGCAACCAGACGCTGGCATTCGCGTTCGTGCATCCTACAGCGGTGCATCCGCTCAGCACGACGTTGCGTAGAGTCAGCGTCGATACCGTGTTCGCTACGTAGTAGCTGATGCCGGCAGACGACTCCACCCGGCAGCCAATGAGCTGAGCCGATTTGATGCGCGCCGTACTGCCGCGCGTGGGGTGAGTGACTCGGAACCCCTCAGCCGTCGACTTGTACGAGCGGCACGCCTGGAACGTGACTTGCCCTTCGGTGTCGCTCTCGTTGTGGTAAACGAAACCGGCGTCTGTCGACAGGTACGACTCACATCCAATCAGCGACACGCTTGGGCATTCCAGATTGAACCCGGCACCCGTCGAGTAGTGCGAAACGCAGTCGACAAACTTGATGTCTTCGGCCGCTGCGTGAGTGTCGAACGCATCTCCGCCACTGCCGCCACGAGCCGGCGTGGTGGAGTAGCAATGCAGCGAACTGAACGTGATGCGCCTGGGGATACCTTTGGTGTTGGTGCTGTTGCCCGTCGTCACGTGATGCCGCACGCGCGCTGACGTGCCGCCGATCACGCTGCAATCCTGGCAAGCGTTGTCGATCAGTACGCCATACGCCTGCTGGTCGTTGATGGCATCGCGGAAGTCGCAGCTGAGCACGTCGCAGAAAATGCAGTCTTGTAGCCAGACGCCGCTCAGATCGCAGCGCTCGAAAATGGTCTGTTCGATCACGCAATCGCGGCCCAGATAAATGCGTACGCCGTTGCAGTCGGCGTCGGAGCCGGCGCTGGTCAGCGTGCCGCCGCCGCGAATCCGACCGCCGCTGATTCGGATGTTTTCGACGAAGGTAATCTTGCTCGCAACGGCGGTGTCCGCGGTGTTGTAGGCCCCACCACGCAGCGGAGTCTCTAGCGTCACGGTCGTCCCGGACACGGACGCGACCTCGACCAGTTCACCAATTTCGCTGTCCGTGTCGCTTGTGTCGAACTGCGCGGTTGAGGCAACGCGAATCCAGTCGCCTTGTGCCAGGGTTGCAGCGTTCGGGGCAGAGAGGCTGATGGTGGTGGCGCCCTGCAAAGCGTTCGCCGTCAACGCCATCGTTGCGCCTTCGGTGCCGTCCGCCTGCAGACAGTCCACGGCACCCGCAGAGCTGATGTCCAGGATTGTCCCGGCGCTCATCCGGAGATGCGTGTTCGAGACCATCACCACGTCGCCAGCCAGGGCGAACGTGCCAGGCCCCACGTCGATGGTCCCCCCGTTCGCCAAAGCAGCGGCAAGCGCCGCTGCGTTAGCTGCCGCGGTGCCCGTCACGCTCATGCCGGAGTCGATGCCAAAAACGACCGAGTCAACAACGTCGAGCACCGTGTTTCCGACGCGCGATGCCGTGTTGGTGCGCTTGGCCGTTTCGTTCGCGATCAGCGCCGCTGCCGCCTGTAATTGTGCTTTCGTTCTGGCGGTCATCGCTCACCCAAAGGAATCGTCAAAGCTGTCGTCAAAAATGCGCCCGTCGTCGCCCGGTCCGTGCGGCCCGCGTCGCCTGTACGCGCCACGATTGCCCATCGAGTCGCGCCCGATTGTCGCTCCGCCGGCAGTCGTCACGCGCGTGCTCGAGCGCATGATTTTCTCCATCGCCTCTTGCCCGAATTGCACGACCATCTGGTACGCAGGAAGCTGGTCGCGGATGAGGAGACGAGCCGTCACCTTCCACATCACGGCGTCTTCCCACCCAGCGACGCCGTCAAAACGGTCCGTGTCCGCCGCCAGGTCGTTCAACACCGGCAGGTACCAAATCACGAACTGGTAGGCCTGATCGGGAGGCGGCAAAATAGCCAGCTCGGCCGTCTGAAACTCCGACCACACGCGCGGCTCGCCGATGGACGCCGGGTGCCCGCCGCCGTAGCTCGTGCGGTCTTCGAACGTCGTGTGCTCGAGCCGCTTCCACGAGCCGTTTTGCGTCTTCACATCGACGCCGTACACGCGCACGATGCCGCTCGCGAGCGAGTTGGCCGAAAGCCGGTAGAACGGAAAGCCGTTGGTCGCGCCGGGGGACATCGTCCCGGTCGCTACAGTCAGGAAGTGCCGCGCGCCCTCGTTACTGAGGTCCTCGCGGAAGTGCTGGATTTCCTGGTTGATGAGACGGTTGATGAGGGTCGCACCGTGGCGAGTCGTCAGCCCGGCAATATCGGCCTGATTCTGGATATCCTGCCGCAATTGCGCGAGCGTGACGGTTCGCAACGGTGTGTCCTCTCATCGATCAGCCGAACAGTTTGCTAAGCGTCGAGCCCTTGCCGGCAGCCATGTCGCCGCCGCTCTCTGGCGCCGCCTCTTCCTCGTCGCCGTAGTCGCCATCCATGCAGGCCATCACGGCCTCCTTGAGCGCACGGATGCGCTCTGGGTCGTCGGTCCCCAGAGCGGCCGCCGCGAGCGCTTCGAAGTCGCCGCCCGCTCCCATCATCAGAAGCCCTCGAGCCCGTTCGAAACGGGAGCAGCAAAAAAGGAGAGCGCGACGATGGTGCCGCTCGGGATGTACCCTGCGCCGCTCGGCGTCGTACCGGTCGGCAGCACGCGAGTTACCTCGAGCTGAGCCGAACCGCTGGGGCCGAACAGGTTGTTGATTGCCGGGCGGTATTGGTAGCCGCTCGAGCCGTAAACCTGGACGTTGATGTCCACGCTCTTGGTCGGCGGGAAGCGGATGTCATAGACGCCAGTGGCGAGGTAAGTCGCGGACACGTCCGGCACGCCACCGCTGCTGATGCCCGTGGCAGGCACCAACCCAGTCGACGCTCCGGACTGAAACGCCATGGCGGCCGGCGTGCGGTTGCCGAACACGCCCGAGCCGATAGCCCGGAGCTGATGCACGCCAAACACCGCGTTTTGCCCCTTCGGAAAAAACGCGTTGAAGGGCCCTTGTGGTTTTTCTCCAAAGCTGGGCATGGGGTCCTTACTGCAGACTCACGCGGCCGCTGTTCTTCGGCGCGCGGTTGTAGAGCAGCGGGTACGAGATGAGCCGCGCTTCGTAGTTGGTGCTGTTGTAGACGCGGAGAATCTCCATGCCGTCGCCATTTTGGAAATGGAGCAGCTCGCCCATGCAGCTGATGCCCCAGTCCTCCATCCGCAGCGCGAAAAACGTGCCCTTGGGGCAGTGGCGGTCGCAGTAGATTGGGATGCGACCGCTGCCGGTCGCGATGTCGATCTTGGTGAAGCCGAACTTGGTGGTCTCGTCTTCCAGCGCCCGCACGCCGCGCGCCGACATGAGCGTCTCGAGAACCTGGAAATCCTCGGGGTTCATCCAGCCCGCAGTTGGCGCCTTGGCCTTGAAACGACCCGTCATCTGCGCGAGCAGAATCTTGATGCGCTCTTCGTAGGTCTTGCCTTGGATGCTCGCGTTCGAGACGCGACAGCCGGCGTAGCGCTGCGGGTCCGTCGCGCGTGCTGCGGCCGTGACGCCCCAGAGCGCGGGCGGCGCATCGCTCGCTGTGATGAACGCCTGAACGCCCTTGATGACGATGACGCCCTGGTCGCCGAAAAAGTCGCCTTCCCGGAACAGGTAATCGTTGTCGGCAAACGAGGTGATGTTGCCGTAGGTCGTGGCGGTGATGACGCCCGTCGAGCGGTTGACGCCCGTCACGGTGGCCGCGGTGCCACCGCGCTGCGTGTCGGTCGACGTCGAGCCGTCCGCAGTGGACGCCTTCAGGTTCATGCCGACTTCGAAGTTCTGCGCGTCGATGTCGCTCACCAACGTCATATCGTTACCAGCGAGCGAGGCGCGCCGACCGATGGCCTGACCGCCGTTGCCCCACAGGTACACGGACATGTTTTCGCCGGCCTGCTCGAAAAGGCCGTCGATTTCGATCTCTTTGTTGGCCAAGAACGCACCCTTGTTGGTGCGCGAGGCCATGATGAGCTTGTCGCCGATGTAGGTGACGCCGTAGTACTCGCCGGCCTGGATTTGCCACTTGTACGAGGTGGTATTGCCGGACGCGAGCCCCGCATTGGTCTGCGCCGTGGTGAACCCACCGGAGAGGCCCTGCGGCAGAGCGGTGAAAATCGGCACCGGCATCACGTCGCCGACCATCTCGGTGTCGCCCGAGTTTTGGAGCTTCGCGAGCAGCGGGTTTTCTGGGTAGACGAGCTTCTCTACGATGCTCGAGTCCATGTAGCGCTCCTTCATGAGCGCATCGAACGTGGTGAGAGTACTTCCGGCCATTGGGGGGACTTCCTATGTTTTCCGCGGCAAACAGCCTGATTTGGCTATCGGTCTCGCGGGAGGAAGCCGCCCGGGCAGCACTCGTGATTAGGCGCACGGACGCCGGATTCAGTCGGTATCCTGCACTAACTCCTCGGGTTGCGCAAGAGCCTCACCCTCAGCGGCATCGGCGAGGCGTTCGCTCGCATCAACGCGCCGCTCTTCGGCAGTCAGCTCCGGCGGGGTCATGTGCTCGACGGGGATGCCTGCCTTGTCGAGCAGCGGCTGCAGGTCACGGAGGATGGTGCGCACCCCCTTGGCCATCGCCTCCTGACCCGGCGTTCGAGCAACCCACGGCTTGCCGAACACCAGCACCTTGTCCACCTTCGGGCCGCTCGGGTCGTCCCGGAGCCAGCGACGGAGCACGCGCGCGGCCTGCGTCCCCTCGAGCACCCAGTCCTCGCGGTCCTTAAGATCCCGGATGATGACGTCTGGCAGCGTCGCCCAGTTGGCGCGCTTCATGTAGTTGTCGGTCGAAACCAGCCCGTCCTCCTGCTCAGTGCGCTTCCCGGTGCTGCCGAGGTGGACGCCGAGCTGCTTGGCGAGCTTGGTGGCGTACGTCGTCTTTCCGGTCCGCGGGCCACCGAGCACGACAATCCGCGGCATCACCCCTCGACTTCAGCGAATTTCGCGGCCTTGTACGCCGCCCATTCCTTCGGGCTCATCTCGCTTGGGCGCTTGGGTGGCCCGCCACCGCCGCCCGTGCTGGTCGCTGGCACCACGGCAGTCTTGGGCGCCGGCTTCTTGCCGTTCGTCTTTGCCGCCGCAGCCGGAGCCGTCTCGCCAACCGACCCAAAGCCCTTGTGCAAACGGTCGTACAGCCCGCGCATCTCCGATTCCAAGTCCTGCTTGGCGCCGCGCATCGCCTTCTTTATTGCCTGCTCCACCGTGACGGTCTGTTGCGTCTCCGGGTCCCAATTCTCCTTTTGAATCTGGAACACGGCCTGCAAAAACACCGGGTCGTCAGCCATGGCAGCAACAAGGGGGTTGGTGCTTTTCTGGCAGGTCGCGGTGAGGTTGGACATGTAGGCGCTCAACGCCTGCTGCTTTTGCTCAGCTTCGACGCGCTGTTTCGCCTCCTCTTCCGCCTTCGCGCGCTCAGCCTTCTGCGCCTCGACCTCTTGCTGAAGCTTCCTCAGCTCGCCGTAGTTCGGATCGGCCAGGCGCTTCAGGAAATTGTGCTGGAAATCGTTGAAGTCCTTGAACCCAGCGTGCTTCGCGAAGCCGTCAGGATCGCCACTTTCGAGCGCGGACAGGATGGCTTCGGCGCGCGCCAGCTTCTCGCCCTTGTTGCTCTCGAAGTCACCCTTTTCCTTGTTCAGAGCGGCGCGCTGCTGCTCGATCTCGTCCTTCTGGCGACGGATCGCGCGACGGTACTCGGCACGTTCCGCGACCGACACGCCGGTGTCGTCGAACGCGAGCCCCATCTCTTCTGACAGCGCCTTGAGCTGCGCAAGTTTCGCTTCACGCGCGTCCGCTACCGGCGGCTTTGCTGCTGGCTTTTCGGCCTTCTTTTCGCTGGGCCCTGCGGTTTCGGCGGGAGCACTATCACCAGGTTCGTCGACCTTGGATTCGATGGCCGACCATCGTTCGGCGAACGGCTTTGGGGCAGCAGGTGCGGGCGGCTGGTCAGCGGGCGGTAGCGCAATCTCTTCGGGCATTCATTCCTCAAGCAGCGGGGGCCATGGGCATTGCAGGCGGCGGCGCCATTCCTGGCGGGAGCATTGTCGGAGCGGGTGGCGGTAGCGCGCCGGGGGGCATCGGTCCACCAGGGGCGCCCATCTCACCCGGGGCAGGACCAGGCGGAGCCGGCGGGTTAAGCAGCGCGTCCATTTCCTGAATCCAGCGCGTGAGCAGGTTCATGTTGAATTCGCACTTTGCGGCTTCTTCCGGCGGCAACGTGAGCTGGTCCGTCCGCGCCTTGTACAACGCGCACACGAAGCGCAAAAGGGCAGCGGGCTTGTTCGGCAGGTACCCTTCGGGGGCCTGGTAGCTCGCGGCATCCCACGTTTCCGCGTCGGCATCGAGGTACTTTTCAATGAGCGCGTCCACGTACTCCTGCGCGCTCGTCTCCAGATTGAGCTCGTTGTCGAGGTCGGGCCAGCCGATCAGCGTCTTGGCCGTTTCCTGCGAAATCATGCCCTGTTGGTAGAGTTCGCTCACCATCTGCTGGCGACCGGCGGGGTCGTGCGGGAGCGCAGAGCTTGCGCCGACAGTGACCGAAAACTCATCATCGTCGACGTCGGCCTCGTTCCACTTGACCGACTGAATGAGCTTCTTTCCCGGCCACTGCACGACGAAATCTTTGTCTTTGGCCGCAAGCTCACGGAGCCGCCAAACGTACTGGTGCGCCAAATCTACAAACGCCTGCTCGTAGCGCTGCGCCTTGACGAGCTGTCGCCCGGCCTTGGTATCGTTCAGCGTCATCATCGCGATACCGCTGCTCACACCCTGCTCGCGCCGCGCAGCCGCGGACACTTGGCTGATACCGATCGCGTCCCAAAAGTTTTGAATGCTGTACTGCAGAAACTCCATCTCGGAGGGTGAGAACGGCGTCGACACGCTCTCCACCGGCGGGTTGGGACCGTCGTACGGCACCGCGACCACAGCATCGTTCAGCGCCAGGTCATCCGGCTTCACGGAGTCGCGCGGGTAGTAGATTTTCTTCCCGCTCGCCACGATGCAGCGATAGCGAAGCCGCAAGTAGAGCTCGGAGCAAAACTCCGCCTGCCCAGCGCCCTCGTCGACGAGCCCGGAGTACCACGGGCCTTCGCGGTGCGGTTCCCAGCCGAGCACAACGATCGGAAAACTCGGCGCGTCCCAATCGCCGCTATCGACGACAACGCCGCCGATGACTGCGCACCACTTGCCGGGTTTTTCCGAGGATTCCGGCAGGCAATAAGCGTACTGCAGCTCGACCGTTTTCGCGTCGCGCGGCTTCTGCGCGGTCGGCGAAAGCCACTCGTACGGCTGCGCGCCGACGATTGCCGCGCGATGCTCCGGCCAGAGCGCGAGCGCTTCCGTTTCAGTGATGGGCTCGCGGTGAAACATCTGCCGCGGCTCGCGCCCCTCGGTCGGATCGAACCAGATATCAGGCGATGGGATGAGCTTGTGCGCCACCTTCTTGTTCGCCATGTCGCTGACGACCTTGATGCAGGCTGCGCCCTGCACCGCGCACTCTGCGCCGGCGTCCGTCATCAGCGCCCAAACGTTAATCCAGCGCCCTTGTCGCTGGTTGATGATGCCCTCACAGATGCGGTCCAACTTGTACGCGCGACGCCGGACAGCCCAAGAAGCACCGGAGGTCTGAAACTGCGGCTTCGGTTTCTGGGGCGCGTAGACGCTGCTCACGGCGGTCGCAACGGCCGAGCGGATGAGCCCCAAGCGGTCGCGCTCGAAGTCCTCCGAGCCGTCAACGTAGCTGCTCGCGTCGCTCGACTTGCGCCGCTCGTACAGCTCCAGGTTGCGACGGTACCGCGCGCGGCGCCCGCTCTGCTCGCGCTTGAACGCCTCGACCATTCGCGCCACGCCGTAACCCATCTCTGACGGCGGCAACCTGTGCCAAGCTGTGCCCGTGGCGCGCGTGCTCGTGACGGTCCGTTTCACGTGGCACAGTATGCGCCAACTGGCCGAAACCTACTAGCGACTTTTGCGGCGAATTTGCTCGCGAATCACGCGCTCGCGCTCCCGGGTCATCTGCTCCTTGTGCCAGCCGAGTGAGCCCACCTCTGGCACTGGGCCATGTTGTGCCGGCGAGTACTTCGGGAACAAGGCCCGGACGATGTAGAGCATGGAGTCGCAGCAGTGCCGCCGAAACCGCTCGTCCTCCTTGCCCGTGTCCGGGTCAAACGGCAACTTTCTGGCTTCTGCCATCAGGTCAGCGCACGCCACGAAGTCCGCCTTGAGCTGCCCGCTCGTGATGAGGCCGGCAACAAACTCCTGGTAGGCCCGCTTGTCGCTCTTTTCGGCCGCCTCGCACGCCACCCCGAGCATTTGCATCTGCTCCGTCCAGCCACCGCCTAGGCCGCCCTCGTCCACGACGATGCGCAGCCCCAGCCCCGTCTCTTTGCGCACCTTTTCGCGCAAATCGCCGCAGTATTGGGCCAGCTGCCCCGGGTACATGCGGTCTTTGAGGTAGGAGCGGAGCAGGTAGCCGTTTCCCGTGCCGCGCTGAGCGGCAGCTAGGGTGAAGGCCAGAGTTTTCGCGCCTTCCGAGTACCCAAGGTCTACGCCGAGCCCAAGACTCCACTCGGCAGCAGAATCCAGGCCGTAAAACGCATCGCCTGCCGGGTGCCACTGGTTTTTCTCGCGCTCGAACGGGTAGACCAGCGCGCTAGCGTCATGAACCCAGCGCCCCAGCCACTCGCGCTGATAGGTCGGGTGGTCCTCATCCCAGCCGTTGCGGGCGCGCGTCTCGGCCAACATCTCTTCGGCGCGCGCGGCGAAATGCGGGTTGTCGCGCACGTCCCAATGGTGGTCGCTCGACCAGCCTGGAGCGATGCCGGTCGTCGCGCTGTGGAAATAGCCGACGTCGATAGGGCTCGGCGTGCCTGTGAGCGCGATCGCTCCTTCGTGGTCGGCCAGCGCCGGCTCGAGCGCCTCCTCAACCAGCGGCTGGAGCATGTCGTCCGGGAAGCCCTGGGCCTCGTCGATGCACGCGCGGAAGAACGCTTGGCCGCGGAATTTCTCTACCTCGCGCTTGTCGTCACAGCCGGCGATCCAGAGCGAGCTTCCGTTCGAGTGCTGGATAATCAAATGACCATCCCGCGTCGACTCCCGAAGCGGAAGGCCGTACTCCTTGGCCATTTTGGCCATGATCCCGTCCCACAGAATCTGTCGCGCCAGGCCGCGCGAAAGGCCGATGTAGACCTGCCGCGTGCCTGGCTTCTTGACCATCCCCTCGTAGAGCCAGCCAGCGATGCCCGTCGTTTTCCCGCCGCGGCGCCCGCACAGCGCCGTCTTGCGCTTGGATGGGTCGTTCACGAACGCCGCTTGTTTCTCGTTGCGTAGAATTGATTCGAGGAAGCGCGGCCGTCCCGCCGCCATGTGCAGCGAGTCGAGTAGCCGCGCCGGCAACTCCAGCTGGCTCACGCAGCTTTTTCAACTCGGTATCCGCAGCTCCGGAGCAGCGAAGCAATCTGCTCGACGTCCGCCGCGCGCGTCTCGCCCTCGCCGTCCTTGGCGCGTTTCTCGGCTTCGGCCAGCACGCCCATGATGCGCGCCGCGAGCTCGATGCATTTGACCATGCCCGAGCAGTCCGGGTCGTTGTGTGGGTTGCCGCTCTTGTCGGTGTAGTTGCGCCCAACCTCGGCGATAGCGTATGCGTCGTCGCATTTCTCGAGCAGCGCGCGCTTCCGCTGCTCGAAATTCGGCAAGCCGGCCATCTCCGCAAAGCTCACCACCTTGCGCTCGAGCACGCCAAGCCGGGATTTGACGTTCATTCTTGCGTCAGAATAGCAAGGATTTCCGCTTCGCGCACGATGCGGGTGTCACCGAAGTCCCCGCCCTTGTTGTGCCGGGGCATGCTCATGTCGGCTTCCCACGCCTGCCCAGCCAGCGCATCGACTAGCACCACGTCGCCCGCCTTGGTCTCGTTCGGGATGAATGCCTGATCGCGGCTCCCGTTCGCGCCGGCGCTGACCTGCCGATAGTGACCTGGCCCAGAGGCAACTACGGTAGCGCGTCGGCTCCCGCGGGCGCCCTGGCGAGACTGCTGAGGTAGGTGCAACCCGCCCGGGCTCATCGTTTCGAGTGGCTCGAGGCGCACCACGACGTTGTCCGCGTACGGCCTCATTGCGCGAGCTCCGCTACCATGCCGGACGAGAACACCAGCACGGACCGGTCTTGACCCTGGAAGTAGAGTCGCATCGTGCCGTGCCCGATGTGCGTGATGCGCGTCACGATGCCGCCGATCGTCATACCGGTCCGAAAGTCGCCGCCGACCATCACGGACGTGCCGCCCATGGGGAAAACGACGTTCGCTGGCAGGTTGAAGCCGGTGATGTCCTGGTCGGTTGTCTCAATCTTTGGAGCCATCTCGTTCCTTTGCAAAAAGCGCGCGGTAGATTCTGCGGTTCAAGTTGATGTTGTGCGTCAGGCCGCGGCGGAAGCTGGAGAGCATGTTGAATATCGGCGTCTTGACAGCCTGCATTCTGGAATCGTAGTTCCAATCGTCGCCACCCGCATGGATGCGGCGAGGCTGGTCGCTGGGCACCTGCGACACCAGCACGCGCATCCGCAATTCATCCGTAGTCGCGTCAGGGTCTGACCACGCCATTAACGACAGCACATGCGGCCCCCAATCGAGCCATGCCGAGTAGTCGCGCTCATGCGTGTGGTAGGTCGCGTGAGCCACGCCGGGGTCCCTCTTCGGTGCGAAATGCGTCGCCCACAAGTGCACGTGCGCCACGTCGAAGCAAACGCCGCTCTGCTCGGCCACGTCCATCACCAGCTCGCAGCTTGCCAGGTCGAGCGCGAGCGGCTTTTCTACCAGCACGTGTTTCCCGGCTCGAATCGCCGCGAGCGCGAGCCCTGCGTGCCAAGCCGGATGTGTCGCCACAATGACGCCGTCTACGCGCGCCAGAAACGCAGCGTATTCCGCCGCCGAGCAGCGGCCGCGAATCATCTCGATGGACGAAGCGGCGCCGCTGTTGCGCGGCATCAGGTACCGCATCGCTTGCGGGCCGCTGCCGACTACTCCGAGCCTCATACGTGCCGCCATTGCTCGCGGTGGACGATATAGAACACAGACCGCTCATCAACGTGCCACTTCCTGGCTAGTGCGGCCTTCGTTGCTCCATCCGCGTATTCCTCGCGCATAGTCACCACGTCGGCTGCACTCAGTTTCTTTGCGGCGCGGCCCTTTAGCTGTTTGTCCCGCGCGTTGTCGCCCTGCGTGCCTAGAAACAAGTGAGCCGGGTTGCAGCAGCGCGGGTTATCGCAGCGGTGACATACACACAAATGCCCAGGCGCGACCCCGTGGCCCAGTTCGTAAGCGACCCTATGCGCGTAGTCATGGCGACCGGCGCGCCCGGTGTAAAAGTCACCGTAACCCTTCGATATGAGTGCGCCTTTCCACTCCCAACATTGATCCGGGCCGAGCCTCGCAACCTTCGCCCAGAAACGCTCATGCAATGGCTTCGTTCGCCTCAAGAATCCTCTTCAGGGTTGATTCCAATGAAATGCACTGTCTCCAGCCTAAGTCCTTGAGCCTATCGCAATTTAGCGAATACGACAGGTCAGGCCGCGGCCGATTCGGCGGGTCCTCGACCAGCTCCCAACGAACCGGCTTACCCATCAGCTCACCTATGCGCGCCGCAACGTCGACGTTCGAGTAATCCGTGTCGCCTGCGATGTTGTAGTAGCCGCTGCCGCGGCCGGAGATCACACCACCCTTCGTAAGGGCCGTGAAAGTTCCAGCGCATACATCTCCGATATCGACATACTTTCGTGATGAGGCGACGCCATTGCGCGAATGGATCTGGACAGTCTCTCCGCGTCCCACCTTGGCGATGGTAGACGGGATGAATTTCTCCCCATCTTGCCCAGGCCCGGCCACATTTGTGCAGCGAGTAACGACGATGGGCAACCCGTAAGTGTTCGCCCAAGCCGGGCAAAGCGCTTCGGCTGCCGCTTTTGTAGCCGCGTAAGGGTTGGTCGCGTGGAATGAGTCATATTCGTCGAAAGCCTTTCCATTCGCGGCGCCGAACACCTCATCGGTCGAGAAGTGCAGGAGCTTCTCTAGCCCGTCGCACCGGCGCGCCAGCTCCAGCAGGTGCGCCGTGCCGGTCACGTTGTCCGCGACGAAGCCGAGCGGGTCACGAATACTGCGGTCGACGTGCGAGCCAGCCGCCATGTGCACGATGTAGTTGTAACCGTTCAGCGTGAGCAGTGGCGCGCGCAAATCGTGCCAGCGCATGGCAACCCGGCCGCGCGCGCTCGGCTCGCTGTACAGCCACTCCGCCATAGTCTGCACCGACGAGCCCTCGCCTAGTCGGTCCAGGACCGTGATGTGCCAGTCCGTGTTGGCGAGCAGGTAGCGAACGAAGTGGCGACCGATGAAGCCGCAGCCGCCGGTGACGAGTATGCGCTTCATACCTCGTCAATCTCCACTTCCGGCAGCGGCGTGACGATGCGCCCCCTGTAGCCCTGCGCGCGCAGCCGCGGAATGATTTCGCTCGCGAAATTCCAGGCGAACAAGATGAGCATGTCCGGCGGGTCAACCATCAGAGTCGCAGAGGGCACGATAGGGATGCGCGTCCCCGGCGTGCTGCGGCCGACCTTCAGCGGGTTGTCGTCGTAAATGCACGTGAAGCGCGCGGCGTGTCGGTCCAGGCCGGTCGCGTACATGAGCGTGGTGAGCTTCGCGGGGCAGCCGTAGCCGGCGACGGTGCCGGCGCCTTGGAGCGCGAGGGCGAGGCCGGCTTTGGCCAGGGTGATGCGTTCGCTGAGCTTGGTGATGTCGACCGACTTCTCCCACTTGCGGTTTTGCGGGAGCGTCGGCTGGTCTTCGTGCTGCACCCAAACACGGAGCGAACCGCCCTGCGACTCCTCCTCGGTCCACATTTGTACCTTGAGCCCATGCCGTTCGAAGAACGCGAACAACGGGTTGAGAGTGTGGTAGCTCATGTGCTCCGCGTAGATGGTGTCAAACACACCGTTGGCAATCATCGCAGGCAGGTACCCCACTTCGATGATGAAGAAGCCGTCCGGCGCGAGCGCTTCCTTCACCGCCGCCGTGAACCCGTGCAGGTCGTCCACGTGGGCGAAGACGTTCAGGGCGATGATGACGTCTGGCCTGTCCAAGCGAACTGGGCCGCCGCCACACATGCAACTGATGGCTACCGGATCTGGCCAGGAGCCGCGGTACCGGCCGCGCATGATTGCGTCCTCCCCGCTTGGGTCGATACCCATGGATTGCAACCCGCGGCCGTGAAGCATATCGACCAGTGTCCCGTCGTTGCTCGCTATCTCCAGCACGCGCCCACCAGGCTTGAGCGCGGCGACCTCATCGGCCAACTTCTCCAGGTGAGCACGGAACACAGGCGACGTGCCGCTCTGGTACGGGTAGCTCGGTCCCCACAAGCGCTCCGGTTTGACTGCAATGGACAACTGATGGTGCTCGCAATCGCAGCAACGGTTTACGGCGAGCGGGAACAGCTCCGTGCCGCCCAGCTCGTTCGCGAGCGGCGTATCCGGCAGCTCCAGTACCTTGGTCAGGTTGGGCGAGTCGCACAGGCGGCACTGTGTCACGACGCGGTAATCGGTCACATACTTCTCCTTCAGCCAAGGGAAAGACGCGCTATTCCCCGACAAGCGCAATCTCCCATTCTTCCTCAACGCGGACCACGTCCGTTTCGTGGCTTTCGTGGTCGCGCCGGTTCTTGCTGGCACTGACGAGCGTCGTCGTGCACGGGAAAAACGTCTGGTGCACCACGAGCGGCGGCGTAAAAACGCTCTCACCCGCCTGCACTTTGGTCCACTCCGACGGGTATTCGCCGTCTAACGCGCGCTCCTTGTACCACATCTCGCCGCGCATCACGTAAAGCACATGGCTGTCCGTGCTGTGGTAGTGCCTCGAGCGGTACTTGCCGGCAAGCGTGTGAATCAGCGAGACGCACGTGAAATCACCGAACGCGATGTTCGTGATGCTCCCCGCTGCGTTGACGAATGACGGCCCCGGCCTGGTTACTGCTCCCGACGTGCTAGATGCGACCACGAATTACCTCGTCCAATCGTTCCGCGTGAGCCCGCCACGTGTGTCTCGCGGCGATGGCTGCTGCTTTTTCGTTACGTTGACTCCGAAATGCCTCATCTGTCAAGGCCCGCACCACGTCATCACGCCACTTGCCCCACTGACCAACCGGCACCGGGTCGAGTTCGGCGTACACCTCGCCCAGCGCGTCGCAATCGCTGATGACCGGACACGCGCCGTTCGCGCACCCCTCGAGCACTGTCACGCTGAAGCCCTCGCTCCAGCTCGTCGTTTCGCACGGATGCAGCAGCACCTCAGCCGCCTGCATCTCGCGCATGAGCTCGTCATGGCTTACGCTGTCGACGACCGTGATGCCCCATTCGGGCCCGCTCATCCTCCTCAGCGCTTCTTCGCACCAGAGCGCACGGTGCCGGAGCTTTTCGATCGGCGGGTAGTACGGCGTGGAGTCGAAGCCGCGGAACCAGGGCTCGAGTCGGTAGAAGACTTTGAGGCTGGCGTGTGGAACTGCGCGTTTGATTGCCGGCCATTGCTCAAGAACGCGGTGGAGCCCCCGGTCAGGGGATGAGCAATATACGGCCCTGCCGAGTACTCGCGCATTAGCTCCTCCCAAGAAATCCCGAGGAGAGCAGCCAAGGTAGGTGACGCGCCACTTTTCCGGACGCGGCGCGCCCCATTCGCCGATTGCTTTTTGCCGGTGCGCTTCGGAGGGCGAGAGATAGAGGTCGACATGGTCATCAAATCCTTCCTTGCAGAATGAAAACTCATTCAGCCAAAACATGCAGACGCGGAGCTTTGCGTTCGGGAAGACCCGCAACGAATCAGGCTCGTTGATGCTGACGGCTACGTCAACAGAGGCGTGATAATCGCGCGGCGTGGCACTCACGTCGTGCCCCAGCTCGCGCAGCTCCTCCACAATCCGCCGCCACCCAACCTCGCTACCCGTGCGCGGATCGTTCCATGTCTCTTCGGGCGAGCGCATCAGGCACATGGGGCCGTAGGTCACCGCGATTCTCATTTGACCGCCTCAATCGCAAAGCTGTGTGACATGCCGCAATCGCGCACGTCATCGAAGAAGCCCGTGATGCGCCCTTCTGGACGCAGCCCGCACTCGCGCAGCAGCAGGCCCAGCGTGTGGTTGGTGTAGCAGTGAAAATGCCCCTCGTAGTTTTCGCTGGTGCAGTCCGCGCCGCTCGCGCCGTAGAGCAGGTAGGCGAGCTTGTCCGCGTCTGGAGCGTGCTCGAAAAACGCAGGCTGCTCGGGGGCAAATAGATGGAGCTGGTTGCGGTGGTAAGCCTCGACCAGCTTGCCAAGGCTCGGCGTCGTGAGGCGAATCACGCCGCCCGTTTTGAGCACGCGCGCGCACTCGCGGAGGAATGCGGGCGCTTCGGTGCGGCGGTTGAAGTGCTCGATGGCTTGTCCGACGTAGATTGCGCTCACGCTTTCGTTGGGCCACGGCAAGCCCTTGCGCACGTCGTGGCGAACGAAGTCGAGCGGCTTTCCTGCCTTGACCCAAGCCGCCAGCTCCTGTTGTTCGCGGGGCCACACGAAGCCGTCGGGAGCGTCGCGCAGGTGCCGCAAGTAGTCGTGCTCCACGTCGGTGCGGTCGACGTTCAGCCAGTTGGGAAAGACGTTCGCGCCGCAGCACAAATTCAACCTCACCGCGCCTCCTCGAAGAACTTCGGCGCAACGTTTGCCGTCGCGTCCGCTACTAATTTGTTGAGCCGAGCTTGCCAGGATTCGGCAAGCGTGTCGAGCGAGAACGAGCGCTCCACCTCGGCCGCGTTAATGGCGTCACCGAGCGCTTCGCTTCTCATGCGGAAGGCCTTGGCGATGTCCTCTACAACGCGGCCGCTCCAGATGCGGTTGCCATCGTTGACCGTCTCAGCGAGGGCAGCCAATGGCGGAGCGACGCACCAGAGGCTTGCGGCCTGCGCCTCCATCGCCGTGATGCAGCTCGTCTCACTGAACCACGTCGGGTAGAACCACACCGACGCGCCCAGCATCGCCTCAGCGAGCTCGCGCTGGTTGACGCGCCCGTGCATCACAACGCCCGGCGTGTTCTGCACAGCGAGCTTCAGCGCGTCCCGTGCGGCTCGCGAGCAGTGAGGGATCCCGTTTTCTCCGCGCTCGAGCGACTTGTCCCAATTTTCGAAGCCGTAATACACGTGCAGCTCGGCGTCGGGGATTGCGGCGCGCACGGCTGGCCATGCTCGAACTGCTTCCGCAAGGCCGCGGTCCGGAGAGCTGCTGTAGATTGCCCTGTGCGGGTTTCTCTTTCGCGCAGCCTCACCCATTCCCTTAGAAAATCTAGTCGTCTCAATTCCATTGCGCGTTACCTCAACCTTCTCTTTGCTCAGCCACGGATAGGTGGAGCAGAAAAACTCCTTGTGCCAGTTCGAGAGGCACCAAATGAAGTCGAATTTCACGGCATCGCGAGGGTGAAACGCCTCGCCCACGTGCACGTCATGCACCCAGAGCACGGCGGCCTTGGACTTGGCATGGTGCACGGCGTCGAAGCGGCGTGAGCAGATGAGCACATCACAGGAGACTCCGACGAACTCGCTCTCGTCGTGCCACATCACCCCGTCATAGGTCTCCCAGCTGTAGGGTTCGCAGTGCGCGTAAACCCGCACGCGATGCCCCAGCGCAGCCAGCCGCTTGCTCATCTCCCACGCCATCGTTTCCGATCCGCCCATGCCGTTCGCTTCGAGCGTGCGAGGCGTCCAGGGCTCGAGCTGGTGCCCTAGGAAAAACACGATGTCCAGTTTGCCCGTTTTAGCGCTTTCGCTTGTATGTCCCTGAGCGCTTGAAATCCCTCGCGGGTCGTTCTTTTTTTCTACCTTGAAATCACCTCGTAGGATTGCCTCGACCATCGCGCCCGCCTCGCGCGTGATGCCGCCCGCCTTGTGCAGACCGACCAGCGCCGAGCGCACCTCCTCGCGCGCCTTCTCTTCTCGCCACCCCTTGGCGTTCGCTAGCATCGTCGGGTGCTCCGGCGCTCCAGCCAGCCCCACCTCGGCCCACTGCAGCGCGCCCGCCAGGTCGCCTAGCTTCGCTCGAGCCGCGCTCAGCCACGCGCAAGCCTCGTAGCGCGCCGTCGGGTCGGTCATGAGCAGCGTGGGGGTTGGCTTACCGTCCTCGCCGGCCAGGTCCATCCCCTGCCGCAGGAACCACGCGCCGCGCCGCAGGTTGTACGGGGGGTCGATGCCCTGCTCCGCCATCGTGCAGTAGGCCTGCCCGAGCAGCCAGAGCGGCTCCGGCCAGGTCTTGACCGCCGTGCAGTCGAGCGCCCATTGCGCAGCAATCTGCGCGTCGCCGATCGCCAAGTGGAAGCGCGCCAGGTGCAGGTGCGACAGCGCGCGCTCGTCGCTCCAAGGCGAGGTCGCGATGTGCCGCCGAAACCAGTACATGGCCTCGCCGTGATGCCCGGCCAGCTGGAGTTCGGCGCCGTAGTAGTGCATCAGCCGCGCGTCAGCCTCGCCGTGAGTGCTGAACCAGTCTCGCAGGATACGCAGGTTGCGCCCCGGCTCGGCCGCCTTGCCCACCTCGCCGCGCATGTGCCGCACGCGGAACGCCTCGGTCTGCGTGCTCACCGGGTTGCAGCCAGCGCGCCCGAGCAGGCCCTCATGCACCGGCCCTCGCCACTCCCAATGGTCCGGATGGCCGACCACGCGCTCACGCCACTGCAGCGTTGTGACCCGCCCCGCCGCGTCCCGCTCGTACTCGTACGCCGCCAAAATCTGGAAATCGCCGCTAGGGCCCCTAGGCGCCTCGCTAATCGCCTTTCGTAGCTCCTGGCCTCCAACCAGCACGTCATCCCCGTCGAGCCACAGAACCGCCTTTCCGGTCGCCTGCGCTAGGTTTCTGTTGCGCGCGGCCGAGAAGTCCTTGATGCGCCCCTCCGAGTCGTTACATTCCGTCCAGACTTCAAACTTGTCTGCGTAGCGAGCGGCAATGGAGGGCGAGGCGTCGGTTGACCCCGTGTCGACGATGCAGAGCTCGTCCACCCATGGGCGCACCGACTCGAGGCAGGCCACTAGGTTTTTTTCCTCGTTGCGGATGATCAGGCAGGCAGAAATCTTCATTTTTCGCAGGCTTTCATGGTCATTTTTGCGTGGTCAGTCGTGTCGGTGAGGCGGGTCCAGAGGCGCACGGTTTCGCCAGCGCCCACCCGCTCGAGCCGGTAGTCATCGACCTGGCAGGCGTCGACCCAGGCCGGGGTGAGCGCAACGTCAGGGTCTGGGGGCTCCCAGCAGGCCACGCTGCTTGGGGTGGTTACCTGCCCTCGCTGCTCCCAGCCGCACGCCAGCGCTGACGCAAAGTTCTCTGTTGGGGCCTGGAGCGAGCAGCCAGTCAGGATGACCAGGGCGCAGGTGCGGAAGAGACCCATCACTGGACTTCCGCGTGTCGCGCGTACTGTGCGCAGTGAAAACCTGGGATTATGGCATTCAGAAGCACGCCAGGCGCGAAGGAACTCGCATGCAACGTCTCAGCCTGTAAGGCCTCGAACTTCGACCCATGGACCGATACGATTCTCATGACCGTGCCCGGGTTAGCCCTCACCCGGTCCATAACGGCCCTGGCGCTTGGAGTCGTCGAGATACTGGGCTTTGAGCAATGGGACAGCAGTCGGCTCGCTGGGTCGTGCGACATTCCCACGTAAAAAATGCAGCAATCATCATCGATCAGCTCGTACACATAGTAAATACGCTGGTTTTTAGGTGTGATTCGCAACAGATCGCCTGGTTTCATTGGTAGCTACTTGGTTACGCGCGCGGGAGGGTTGGCGGCTCGTTTGGGCGGCTCCCGGACGACCCGGACGAATCCACCCGGACCCCGGGTCTCCCCCTCTAGGGGGAGAGACGTCCGGGTCCGGATCGAGGTCCGGTCCGGGTCCGGGTTGAGGTCCGGGTCCAAGCCATTGTTAGTGTTACAGGTTTTCAGCATCGGCAACTCCGTCCCAAAACGTCCGGGTGACGTCCGGGTAAACAGCGGGTCCGGGTCCGGGTCCGGGTCGATTTTCCACCCTACGTTGAATTCCAGGGTACTCCTTACCGTTGCCATAGCGCACCATCCCCTTGCAGACGGAATTCACCGAGAACAGATTGTCGACGGCCGACTGGATGTCCGACCGGTTGCGACCAAGCTTCTCGGCCAGCCAGCTCTTTGTGCGCGGCTCGGTCAGCTGGTCCCATATGAGTTCCTCTAGTGGCTTGCTGGCCTGCTCAGCCACCCCCGGCGTCACGGCATCGGTCGACAGGCGCCGCTTCCCGTGCGCGTCGATCAGAACGCTGAAGGTAATTGGTTGTGGATAGTTGTCAGGCGGCTCGCGCAGCTTTGGAAAGGTCACCTTGCTGGATGTTGTCTGCCCGCTCTCGGCCTTCTTGCCTTCGACGATGATGACGGTGTCTGATTGCCCGG